GGCCCCTTATCCTGGTTAGAGGCATGCTCACCGGGAGTCTCATCGGAGGGAGTGGTCCGAGCGCTTCCGGAAGCCGCGCAATATTGAGTGCAAGTTGACTCAACACCGGCTCAGACCTGTTTTATACTCCCTCCGAATTTGATGGTCCACGGCGAGGGCTTAATAGCCCCATTCTTACATCTGAGGTAAGTTACGCGTTCCTCCGCAACGAGGCAGCCGCTTTGATACTTAGTGAGGTTGCGCTCAGCTAAGCTTTTGTCGGCTCTATTATGTGCGCGGACCAAAGACCAAACTTCTTTTTTTGTATTGTACCGTTTTAAAATCAATGGTAAAGCGAGTGTTACTACTGAGGCGTAGTTCCTCAGGCTCTCCAGGCATAATAATCAATCTCAGATTTAAGCGTCTGAGTGCGCTAGTCCATCAGTTCTTTTTCAATCTCAGTCTATCCAAAGAATCTCTGCTAAAGAATAGACTCTTGATATGATGTACCTCCTTGTATTCGAACAGCTTTTCTGTGATCTGACGTACACGAGCTTGTGGTTCGCCGGTCTCGATCATCCGTTTGATTCGTCGTTTCGCCTTCGTGATGGTCTCTGGATCGGTCTCAGTTTGCAAGAATTCCCCCTATTCTCTTCGGAAGAGGCTTGTGCTTTTTGACAAACTTCGGACTCGAGCTCTTGTAGATCTCGATCGTCAATCGAGCTGCTCGCTTGAATTCGTACTCGTCCGAAAGATCTTGGGTTACCTCTCCCTCTCTGTCCAGACGACCAGACGACCAGTATTTCGGAGTCGACTCGATGCGAAGAGCAAAGCCTCGACTCATCGTCAACCTCGGAAAGGTCTGCACGCCAACGTTGTTGGTCTTGTCGGCATACGACAGCAAGTTGAACTTCTTGACGCGGAGACCCTTCGGGATACTCCCCAAAAATCCGGTGTCGAAGATGTAAACGTCCTTAAACGTTCCATGATCGATCCGGATCTTGTCCACGGTCATCCGAGAGCACTCCGGCATGAACAACGTCGGATATCCCTCTCGACGCGCCAAAACCTCGAACAGCCACACATCTCTTCCGGGAAGGAAGATCTTCCGACCTCGGGCATTTTTCTTGGTTGCCCGCCAGGCGTTCTTCATGATCGTGATCTCTTCTGGCTTGAAAAAGCCAAGCGGAGATTCGTCGAAATCTCCGACGACCGGACGAACGAATTCGTCCAAATGGGTTTCAAGCCAGCTCATCTACGATCCTCCTTCAATAACTCGATTAGTGCTCGAAGTAGAGGTTGATCCCCACGATGTCGCCCTCTTTGGTGATCTGCTCGACTACGTATAGATCTTTATCACCACGAAGGAGCGAACGAGCGATAGATTTGGCAGCTTCTCCGTTTGACGCAGCAACGATACAAACGGCTCTTCCGTTACGGACCGACCAAAGAAATTTCACATTAGGTCCTTTCAACTAAATATTGCGCCCGGCGTTGTAGAGAATCGCGCCGATGATGAACAGGGTCGCGCCTAGTCCCATGAAAGTACCGCCCCAGATCCGATAGCCCTGAGCGACCTGCTCAGCTGTCTTAATGACTTCGGTCCGATTGATTGTCGTGGGCTTGTCAGCTGCTTTGAGTAGCTGTTCGTACTTCTCGATCGAGATCTTGACACTTCCATCGCTCGACGTCTTGACTTCGCTGATGTCAGTGACTTCGTCGGGCATTACTTCCTTTCATAGTGAGTTAATAAGGAGGCGGGGGCTTTTTTGTTCCCTCGTGGGGAGTGAACTAAACCCCCGCCATGATTGAAAGTTTACCAGCTCCGCGCGGCACGGGGTCCCCCGCTTTGCGCTGCAACGCCGGACGATTTGTCACCAAGGCCTTTGCAGAGATCTCGGTTCTTTGTCGCCCCACTTCTTTGTCCGTGGGCTATCAACCCTGCGAAGCTGGTAAATATCGACGGCAGGATCGATGGTCCGAGAGGAGACGTACCCGTATCGATCTTTTCGGTGTCCCCACACCTAGCCGTCGAAAGAAAAAACGAATGAGAGGAACGTAGATCTTGTGTCCCTCTCATTAAAGGGGAAGTTTTTTCTGCGAACTACCTCTTGGTAGATCTTCTCTGTTGCTGGGGTTTATTCTCTTCTTCGTCCTGACTCTCGCTCTCGTCCTCCGTCCCCGCTTCGTCCTGACTTCCTTCATCAGGCTCTTCTTCGTCCTCTTTTCGCCCCTCTTCCTCTTCTTCGGAGAGCGCTCTGTCGGCGTCAGAAAGCCGCGCGGCAGCCTTGTCGGCCGTCGTGGAGATCTCGTCGAACATGTCGGCCAGCTTCCCGAGATCCTCCTCGTCACTGTTCTTCAAGTCCTTCAGCTTGGTAGTCAGTTCCTGTACGGCATTCTTCACCAGATCTGAGCTCTTTGCCACGATGTTTCTACCCTTTCTGTTGTGTTTGTTTACTGGACGTCAACATATCGGGTATTGTTCTGGGAATCGACTCGGCGATTTTCGCTTTCATGGTCGTCCAGGCGACGAATCCAAATAGGATTGCTACGATCCCAAATATCCCCAAGATTAGTGTTACCCATTCCCAGGTCATCGTGCAACCCAGGACCAGGGACTATCGGTTACCCATAGCGCATACTGCCATTCGGCATTAGGAGTCGGGGGGCGAACAACGAATGCCGTCAATGGAACCATAATCAGATCAGCTTCCCGAACTAATATCTGGTTTTGCCTCATTCTCCGTTTCCCCGCGGAGGATTTTCTCGATTCCTTCGGCGTCATGTGCACCGAATCCAGTTTGAGCTTGGACCAGCCACTGTGCCATCGTACCAATTGCACGATCCACTCGTTCAAGCTTTTCTTCAAGAGCGTCCATCCTCTGATCAATCTGAAGTTTTGGCTCAGCCATTCGTCACCTTCTTCTCGATTCGATCCAGCTTGCGCCATTTGGCTACCGCGTAAATCACGCGTAGTGAAATAAGAAAGCCAAGAACGCCCGTAATCTTCTCAGCATCGAGAAATTGACGGTACTTGAACAGGGTCTTAAACATCAATCCGCTCGATCAACCTCGACAAGCGAAAATTGAGCTCACCGAGACGATAAACGCGCTTACGCAATTCGGATGTCGCAATCTCTTCTCTCGACGCTTCTTCTGGACTCGGAGGGCGTAGCGCGGGTTCCAAGACGGTTTGTAGTTGGTCGAGAAGTGCACCGAAACGCTCGAGCTCCATCGAGAAATGATCGGCTGCGCCTTGTTTAATTGGAGATTCGCTTTCGGAATATGCCAGTTCAGTCATCGTCTCACCGTCCTTGCCGAAGGAATGTTTATTACTCTCCGTTTTGCCAGCTCCTCGACCACAGCTGTCATCAGTTTCTTGTTGTTATCAGGAACGGACTCCCAAGATCCACGTGACTCGGGGCGAGTCTTGTAACCGAAATCGGGAGCCAAACGCTCGTACACCTGATGAAATTCTCGAGCAACCTCTTCGGCGGTCATTTCGACTTATGTCCCTTCGAGTTCTTCTTAGGGGCCTGAATCTTCCGTCTCTGCTTCTTCGCCTTCTTACTTTTGATCATTACTTCTTTCCTCGTTTTCCACCACCTTTCTTCTTCGCTCTTGTCGGCAGTCCCTTGATCTTCGAGCCTCTCAGCATCTCCTTCGCCTGATCTTTCGACGGTCCACCCTTCTTCTTCGATTTCCCGCCCGCAATCGCACCGAGGAAACCGGCTTGTTTCTTGGATTTTGGAGGCATTTCACTCCTCCTCTCGATTCCTCGCAAATCCATAGACAGCCGTTAAACGATCTAGTGCTTGTACGTACAGTGCCCGATCTTCAGGATTGGAGAACGTGATTGTTCGTCCATCCGCAAATACGTACTTTTTGTCCAGATCACATTTCATGTAGCCGAGCTCGTCGTAATGAACGGCTTTGTGTGAACTGTTCGTGCAAATATCGGTAAAGTCTCGAGGATCTTCTGGATCAATGAGTTTTTCTGACATTACCAATCATCTTTTTCTCACACCAAGGACAAATCATCTCTTCTTTCGGGCCGTGCCAAGTACCGATCCAACTGTGATTGCAATTTTCACAGTAAAATCGTCCTCCGATTACTTCAACGAAAGCTTTTTCTCCCATATTTTACTCACAACCGCGTCGGAATTTCTTCGTCTCGGGATCGAAGCGATACCAACAGATCGCTTCCGCAAGCGGCATTCCGCCGATCCACTCCTCTGTGACTCCGGCAGGTCGATTACAATGTTTGCAAGTTCCACCATCGATTAATTGGTCGAGAAGCCGCATAACCGCTCGAGTCGGATTTGTTCCTGCTCCGGCGTCCCACCGGTTTTCCTCGTACTCGGCGACGGCCATCCAGACTATCGGCAAATTATCATCTGAATAACGGATGCTGAATGTTCTGGCACCGGTACGATGCACGAGATCAACCGCGGCGAGGAATAGCGGTTCGTTCTCTAGGTGCGGTTCTTCTTGAGACATCTTTGCTCCAAAGATCTTGGGGGGTCGTCGGATCGACTCTCTCGGCAAATGCTGGTAGATCGAGCATTCCTTTTGCCGGGACTTTGAAGTAGTTGTGCTTCACCATTCCCAGACAGTCAGGACAGAGATCGGCCTCGAACTTCGTCGACCCTTCGGGGAAGCGAGGATCCTCCACGACCATCAAGGTGACCTGATTGATCGTCCGGTTCGCCTTCGGGATATTCTCGTCTTCCGGAAAACCGCAGCCGTCGCAATGTACCTGTCTCATAATTTCTCCTATACATAGATGATCTTTATATTTTTAGTTTTCAGGTAATCGATTGCGTCGGGATACCAACGATGTTCGAAAGCGGTACCGACAACGTAGACCTGAATATCTTGTCGACCGAAAAGGTCTTGCAACTCGCGAACGTAACACCACTCGTCGGGATGAAGTCCCTGCTCACGAGCGTAAAACCGCGCCTGTTCGTAGTTACCGGCAATAACTAAATCACGCACTCCCACACCTCGGCCAAGGTCTATAGCCGCGTTGTTTGATCAACCTCACTGCTCTGTACTTCTGTTCCAGCTTGCTGTTGTGATGAGGATAGCCGCGTCCCCCCACCGATTTCCATGTCGACAGATCGAACTGCAGTCCACCGTAATATCCGTTCCCTGAGTTCAGAAACCAACGCGCATGACCGTTCCAACGGGTTTCACATACCGCTATGCGTTCTAACTTCGCATTGTACGGACGAACCGTTTCCCAACGAGCATCGTAGTTCTGCGTTACAGGTAGAAATAGTACGAGTGCTGTCAGTAGTACTGTCAAAATCTCCTCCAGCTCGGGGACTAAGACTGTGAGCTCCAAGCTGCTTATCTCCACTGGGCAGAAGACGAGCACTTCCCCACGGAAAGCCGATGAGGTCGGGGAATAAAGTGGGGTCCCACTCAGAGCTCAACCTTTTTCGCTCCGATCAGCTTTGCGTTACGGGATCGAAATTAGCCTGAAAAGCCTTCGTCGTATAGACTTTATAGCCACGCTCTGTATAGAGAATCCAGTCGCCCACGAACGCCTTTGTCTGCCGAGGATTCTTGGGGTTGTGAACTCTCACATGGATGTACTGCTTGGTTGGCTGAACTGCTTGGGACCTGTCAACTGGCGTCTCGTCGATATTACCGATTTCGCCAAAGCACCATCGGGCGATGTCCTCGAAGTTCTGCTCTGTCACCTGAACAGCATCCACGTATAACGGCTTTCGAACGTACTTGGTTGTAATACTGGTATTTTCCATAGTCCCTATTCGTTTCGGTATTCATTCCGGTTACGGGTTATACCTAGGAAGTAGCCAAAAGCAACGCTGATCAGAACTATAGAAGAAATAGAGAGAATGATGATTATGATCATGCCTGATCGAGCTCGGAGTACTTTATCTCCAAAGGATCCTCCTCGATCGTTACGTAGATACTTTGGAGATATGCCTTGATTCCGGTCTTGTTGTTGACCGTCCACTCATAGGGGCGAACGATCAGATCCACATTGACGATGTCGGCCCAGTCGAGCATTTCGACCGAGCTCTCATCGAGATTGGTACGACCACGTGATGTGATCAACACGATTCGTGGCGGACGACCCTTGAAGTTAACTGAAACGGGCAAATACGCCTGCGGAGACTCTTCCTCGTCTTCGTCGCGGGGCCTCAGCCATTTGACGTTCCAGTTGTCCTCTGCCATTGCGGTGGCAGTCGAGTCATCTAGCAGCACGGCAAAATTACGGTCGCCTTCCCGGTTGTACTGTCCCTCCTTTCCCGAGAAATTCCGAAAAATGATCCGGACGCCTTCCATTAAGACGGTGTTATCATTGGGTGGCATCTCTCTCTCCTAACTCACAAATTCCCGGAACGAACCGAATTCCTCGATGGTCTTTATCGCCTCTTCTTTCAAGGCGTCGAAATATGTCATGTCGATCTTCAGATCCGGCATCGACTGAGCAACATTAGCCTGGATCCATTTGTGACCCTTGGTTCCCGTTACCGCGTAGTACTTGTCATCTTTGACGCGATAGAGTGTACCTCCTCCTTCTTGTACAGGTACAAAGCGGCCAGCACGGCCGAGATGGTGCATGTTGCGATAATCCAATCCGTCTTTTCCATCATGTCCCTCTCTATCTAAATACATGGTCCCCTGCAGAACAGTTCGATTCTCGCAGAAGTCGTCGAAATCGAGCTCTTCGCCGGAGAACAAGGTCTTGAATACGTAAGGATGTTGGAATTGGGAACCGACGGCAGTCCATTTGTTGTCTTTGCGAGCGATGTAAACCGCGTCGTTCACGAGACATAACTTGTCGTAGCTGATCTCGTGCTCGAAGTCGTAACCGTACCGCTTTCCGTGATCTATCACGAAGGAGATCGCGTTCGAAGTAGCATCGGGTAGTTTTACCGAATCGGTCTTGATGTGTACTACCGAATGTCCTTTGTCTTTGAGATCGTGCTTCAAGTCGATCATATACAGGGCGCCGCGCTTGGCCACAATATTGTCTTTATTGCGGTTGTCGCGGAAAGGGTTGGGGAAGGAGGCCGAGGTAAATCCGTAGACGATGTTGATGATGATCTTCAGTGCGTATGCTAATTTGTCGGCTTGATTCTCGTCTTTTAGATATGGGGCTAATCGACCGTCCATCATCTTCCTGGCTAAAACGAAATCTCGACGCTTGATAGCCAGCCGGGCCTTCTTGAGATCACTGAATCTATTAGTGTACTTACCGAAGAGATTGAGGATCTCAATTGTGGTTGGGTGCATAGAAGCAATGTCCAGAAGAGCAACGTTTGAGTAGATCCCGGGTTCTGCGTAAACGTATCCACCCTCACCGGGATCCTCACCACGATACCAGCTCTTTCCAGCGTCAAATTTATAACCATCAAACTCCTCGCTGAGATCCGTGTACACGAAGTACTGCTGGGGATTTCTCTCGTCCCCAAATATGATCTTGGCTGTGTGTCGTTGCGTTGTGTCGTTGACTGTCAGTCCACTCAGTTCCGCTAGGATCTGGCGAGCGACGAAATCTTCCCAACGATCCTCGAGCACAGCCTCCGTTGCTCGAACATCGTTGACACAGTATTCGACGACTCGTGGCCAATCCTTCTCGTCTACCGGTTGATCCAAAGGGAAATCCAGTTCCATGTGCAAAATCCCGAGATCAATCTCGAACTTCTTTAAACTTTGCTTGATCGAACTGAAATCCCAGATATCGGCATACGACAAATTGTACGCCTGAGCGAAAAAAGCATTACGGTTGTTTTCGATGATGATCTTCCGGGTCAGGTTGTACAACTGCTCTACGCTGTACCCCTGAACGGCGCCATAGAGAATATGATTGTCGAAGCGACGATTGTAGAAGCCGACCAACTTCAACCTCGTCAAGGCCTCAACGTCTTCTTTACTAGGATTGATCATCCGAACAACCTCATCCTCACCGCGGAATTTCCAGCAGACGACAAATAGATTCGGGTAGACTTCAACGTCAAATATAACCATCCGATCGTCGTCTACCTCGACAACAGCATCTGCACTAACTTCCGGCTCGGATTGGAACTTCATCGTTTGAACTGTCTTTAGACACGTCGATGCTTGATGCGTGCTGTTATTGGCGAAAGCGAGAATACGGGGCCGTAGATCGGTGACGTCATACTTCATCCCGGATTCATGAGCTTCTTCGAGAATATGAGCTATGAAATCGACTGATGGCTTGGTACCGGGATGGATCTCTTTTCTCAGATTTCGCTCGATCAACTGCCTAAGACCTTTTTCGCTTGAGATCGTCTTAGCCTTAAGCATCGTCTCCTTCTTCGGTTTGAGCGGCAACCCACCGTTTATCGATGCGACAGGAATCGAATTACACAGCGTCACTCGTCGTCGTAACGAGGCATCTCCTGTAAATACCTTGATCTCGATACCCTCGGAATATACCGATGCGAGCTCAGTAGGATCTCCTTCATAATCGTAATGCAGGTGAACGCCACCAGAAGATTTACTGAGCTCGGCGTAAGTTGCTGGCCACTTGCTTGCGGCTTCAAGATTCCGTTCGAGAGCAGTAACTCCATTAGTCTCTTTCAAGTCGAAGTCGATGATAATGTGTTTTTCAGGTACTTTTACGAAGTGAATTTCGCTCGTATCAATATCTGAAAGGGTAGTCTTGACGTTTTCCCACTTGCGAGACGGAGCTTCGTTCTTGTTCGCCTTCTGCGCTGGTTGATTCGCGAAATAGATGTCCAACAGCGACTCCGTCTGGTCCATGACCAGCGAATATAACGGTTGATCGCTGTCAACATCTTTGGGGATCTTGAACTTCTCCGCGTTGAAACCGAAGTAGACACTGCGGAGTCGTTCGCCGTCTACTTCTCCCCGATCCTTGAATTCGTCGAAGTAGTTGCGGAGCTCTTCACGTATCTTGTACTGCGCCCTCGGATTAGTTATTCCGCTTTCGGTGCAGAATTCCTTATAGAACGCATACGCCTGCTTCAAGGTCGTGTAGTTCTGGGATTTGAATACGTCGTAGTAAGCCTCGATAAAGTTGAAGAAAACGTCGGTCTGCAACATCATTTCCAACGGACGGTAGCCGTTGTAGTAGTTCCTACCCATCTCCAAATATACCTTTTGACAGTGAGCTGCGATCGCACCTAGCTCAAAGTCGATCCGTTCGATCAAGGTATTGTAGTGACTGACAGGAATTCTTACACCCGTCGGATGAATATCGATCAGCCTACGTATGATCCCCGATTTGGCATCCGAAATCTTCACCGGTTGATTGGAACCGATGAACAACAATGCCGACGACTTTGCCGTGTAACTCGGCTTGTACTTCTCGTTGATCGTCATCCGTTCGTGCGAGACGATCGAGTTCAGCCGAGTATTATCCTCCAGTTTCGACAAATCGCCGTCGTGCTGAATTGCAACCAGAGGATTGTTCTTGAACGCTTCAGTAGCGAACGTGCTTTCGGAGCGTCCAAGCGCTTTTCCATCGAATGCTGTGGTGTATCCCTCGAATAATTTGTGGATTATGTTCAGGATAGTGGACTTACCGGATCCAGCAGGACCATAGAAGACAAAGAATTTCTGGATATTCTTCGATTCTCCCGCCACGATGGATCCGATAGCCCACTCTATCTTAGCCCGTTCCTCCACGGAGTACAATGTCCCCACGAGCTCATCCCACGCTGAGATGTCGCCTTCTTCCAGGGCGTAGCTCAGATGTTTGCTTGCATAGTCAGTTTTCTTGATTTCCGAGTTCGAAAACATGACCTTTTGATCGAGGGGGCGGCTGTTATCACTGATGTTTGCCAAGAATTTTCGGAACTGCGCCCATGAGTTAGTGTTAAAAGAGCGCATATACTTGGCGGTATAGTTGACCCCTGTTTCTTCACGCATCCTCTCGACTTCACGTTCAAGATGCGCGTCGACCAGCCGTTGAACATCGTACTCGTCACGAGACCAAAGACCTTTTTCTTCGTCCCAAATGGCATAAAAGGTCTTCCCCTGTACCATCAGATCCTGAGAACGCTTAACGATGAAATCAGGGTACAACTCCATACCCTTTTCCTTCGTTTCTCTAGAAAGAATCTGATAAAAGTCCAACAAACCCCCTTTCTAAAATGGGGTTTACAGCTTCGTGACGTAGTACTTACAGCCCTTGAATCTCACCGACGTAAAGATTCATCTGATGCCAGATTTCCTCTTCGGTCTGATCGCCCTTCGGTCGTCGCAATGGGAAGAAGCCCCCGTGTCCGTCTGGATCGTACGTTCTCCAGATCAGAGATTCGAGAATCTCGTCGACTTGCTCGGCCTTTCCATTCAAGGGATCGGACATGTCCTGCAGCTGAAGATTCTCGATTAGATGCCACGCCCATTGAGGAGCCTCACCATCAGCCATGAAGGCAACTCTTCGGCTGAGACCGATCAACACCTCCAGAACCGTGGCTCCTCGCTGGAACACGTCTTCGACAATCAACCGCTTCTTCTTTTTCCAGTTCAAGAACTGGGTTCGTAGATCCAGACCGTCCTGCACACGATTGTCGTCATTCGGAACCGTCCAGATGAACTCGGTGTTGTGCATCCGTTCGAACAGTTCGTGATACGTGTTCGGATTGTGATCGTGGATCTCGATCTGTGACACTAACCAGTCGAAATACTCTTGATCAATTTGTGTTGTCATGATCATCTCTACCAAATTGCCATTGTTCTCTTTCATGAGCCGGAACTGTCTAAGCCCCCCACTTCCTCCTCGAAGCTTTTATTGATCCTGCAAAGCTCGATCTCGAGGTTGTACTTGTCGTTGCGAATGAACACGACGTCCTCATCATCAGTGCCGTGTCCAAACTTGGTCAAATTGACCAAATCGACGACTTCGTTCACGTTGTCGAGCGGATTGTCGTCATCGTCTGTGACCTTGCCGTCGCGAGCGTAATAAGTATACGCCACCTGCCGATATCCGGTCTCGTTATGGGAGTACTCGTCCTGATGAATGACGTAAGGACGCATCTCCTCCTGCAACACAGCTCGCCGGGCAAGTTCCTTGGGGAAATCCCAACCCTCGTCCTTGTGTGTCACAGGGGGTCGAGCCTTCGGGAACTGCACGCGCCGCGTCGTCTCCTGCACGGGAACCGGGGGTCGCAAGGGCCTCTCCTCTTCGACCGAGTACCCCTTCTCCTCGACTACCTCCTCGACCGGCGGTTTGGTCTGCGCCGCAGCTGCTGCTTTGGCCGTGTTGTAGCGCTCCTGATAGACGGTTCGGATCTGCTCGATCTCTTTCTCGGCTTGAGCAAAGATCTCCGCCTTGAGCTTCCGCTTGCTGTAGCGGTAGCCGTAGAAAAAGCCGAGGCCGAATCCAAACAGGGCACCGGCGGTGAAATATCGCCCCGCAAGTGCCGGATTGATCTGTCGGGTTGCCTCGGCTACGTCCTCGATACGTTCAGCTACTTGTTCAGCTACTTGGGTCGTCGCCACGTCAATTTCTCCTTTGGTACGCTACCGAGCTTGTCGTAAATCACGCCATCGACATTGAAATCGAGTAGAATCGATCCTTCATAGCCGTTGACGAAATCCCGAGCAGGCTCTGATCCATTGAAAATATCGAAACTGATGTGGTTATCAGTCGATCCATCATCCGAGAGGATCCACCCTACCACAGCACCTGCCGCGGACCTTTCGAGTCCGAGCATGTCGTAGACCTCATTCAAGAACACGTGCCCACGAGAACGAAGCAGATCATTCGCCCAATTCTGTTGCGAATTGATCAGCATTCGATTGTAATCGGGATTCTTGTTCCACTGTCCAGAAGACTCATCGAAGAAACGCGCGTAGACCGAGGGCTCATTCGGACCCAACTGCCTGATCGTTCGCTTCTTCTTTGTTTCTGGATCTGTAATCTCGACCTTCTCGATCCCGTATCGAAACTCTCGATCTCGTTCTTCTCCGTATCGCTCGATCACACGAGCACGGTACTCCTTGAACCCCTTGTCCAGAGCCGCATAGGCCGCAGTCAACCCAGCGTTTCGCGTAGTGAGGATCTTGTGCGAGCTCGTCAGAGCAGCGATGGCAAGTCCACCCAGAATAACGGCCGGAGCGTATAGCCTGACGAATTTCACGCCGGTCTGGAAATAGAGAAGCGTCATATCCTTCGAACGATCACTGTCGTCGTAATCGTTATCTTCCGCAGCGTGCACCGTTCTGACGATCTCACGCTTCGTTCGCATTTCGGTCAAGACTTCGTGGGCCTTCAACGTGGATCGGCAAGCCAGAACCGTGCCTCCAACCATGCCTGCTACGCCTGCGACGAAAAGCATCTGTGGTGATGCCTTCTGCGCAAGCAGAGCATTACGGGCAATCCCCCTTCCGATCACCTCTGGAACGAGATTCATTATGACTCCTTCTAATTTTCTTCTTTGGAAGCAACGCCTTGCATGTAATCGCTGAGACCTTCGATCGATCCCACACCCAGTAACTGAATACGATCGAATTGAATATCAGCTGCTTCCTCTTTTAGATTTTCGATCACTTTGAGGTCGTTTGATCCGTCTTTTCCTGTTTCTTCAGCCACCTTTCCAATGAAGAAATCGCACAGACGCTCTACACGTCTGGCAAACTCCTTAATCTCGACTTTCTTCGTTGCTGTCACCCTCACCAACCTTTCGGCCAGGTGGAAGCATTTTCGGTTCCTTGATTTCCTTAGAGCGGTTGCGGTTCCGGTAGATCAAGTAGGTAACCATCCCTAGTTCTCGTAACACCGGCGCCCCTAATATCCGTCCAGCCCCACTTATTATCGGTATGAGTAGGGGCAAGACCCACCAATTCGTAGAGGTCTGCGACTGTTGCTTCGTCATAGCGACTCACCAGGTCGAATAGTCGGTCGATTACTTCTTCAGCGTCCACTCTCGAATCCAGAATGATCTCGTCGAAATCGTGTCTGGCACGTGCTTGACGGCTCATTGCCCTTTGCGAGGAAGACATCGGCATTCGACTCGACGACGAATATCTATTGTACTGAACGTAGCCGAGATCACCCGATTGTGGACGTGTTACTCCTCGATAACGACGAGATTCTCCGAAGATCAGCTTCTCCATGCCAGAGTGAGTTGCATCGACAATCATGTCCTTTACGGCCGGAAGCAGTACGTCCAACAGAACATAACTCACGACCATTCTGCCGTCTCCGGCGACGAGCGACTCCGAGAACCGCTTCCGAAGCGACTTCTTCTTCCGAATCGCCTCGCTCGAAGTAACCCGCTCGACATGCCTATCTTCCGTTCTTCTCTTGCTTACTTCACTATTAGGCGGAAAATCAGGTGTCTCCATTTATTTCCTTAATTAGAAAAACGAAAAAAGGAAAGCCCACATTGGACTCTCCTTTGAGGTGCTACTGGTCTCCGTTCTTGTCTTTCTGATTCTCGTACCACTGCCGCGCCTGCTCGATACGGAGTTCGAGATGTTCCGAAGTCTTGTCAACGGCCATCGACGACAGCACGAGACCTCCTGCGGCAACTCTGACTGCGTCAAAGTTGGTCACAACAGCCACATTGCTGCCGATAATATCGTTGACGATCTTGTGAACACCAAGACCCGTCACGACCTGCGCGGCAAGCTTAGCGAGAGTAAAAGCAGACATTAACTTCTCCTTAAGTAGTGTACCTCTCATTAAAGAGCAGGTTTTTACTGCGAACTCTATTCGACGATTTTGATTTCACCTGCTGCCAAACGAGGACCGATTTTCTGAGCTTCCTCCGAAGACATCTCTTCGATTTCCTTACGGGTTACAGTTTGTGGTTCTGTCTTGATATCACCGTCGACTACCGCAATGATCGGCGTCTGTTTGGGATCGATTCCAGCGGCTTTGGCTGCCTCCTCGCTCATACCCTGCGGGATGATTCCGTTGACGAACTCGATTGCGGCGTCCGTATTCGTCACCAGCTCCATGAATAGCGCCGAATATGCTTCTGTCGACACGAACTCGTCGCGTAGCTCCTGATTCTTGATGAACCGTCGCCCATCGTCCGAACGTTTCCCGTATGAGGTCAGGATGATGTTCTTGAATTCCTTGATGATGCCCGGATTGTCCTCAGCGGCGATGATTCGTTCTAACGTCGCTGACAGACCATCCTTATGACTCATCTCGAGTTCAACGAGCTCCGCCTTGGACAGATGGAAGAAGAAGTCCTCACTAACCGTCTCTCCGTCGAAATTCTCGTAAGTTATCGTCTTCTTGAGCACCTATGCCTCCGGATCTTGAAGCTTGATAGATATTACCTCCCGAATGCTGTCGATATACTCGTACACCTCGACAGCCTCCATACCGAGTTCTTGAAGGAGATTGATCGCGGACTCGATCTCGTGCTTGATCTCAGTCACAGCATCCGCGGGGCCAACTCCTTCAGTCCTGCAGAAATTTCGAGTGATAGTCCGTGATCGGATGATGCACGAAGTCGATCGTTACGACTGGCCGACTGTCCGGTGACATCGCCGTCGAGAACTTGACTTCTACACGGCTGTTCGCATTCCAACCGACTTGATCCGAGTGTGACGTCGGAGGCAGACCGATCTCGTCGTAGAACTCACTCAGACTGACGTACATGAAGTTGAGCAGCTCGTGGTTGACCTTGTTCTCGGCCCGCTTGATCTCTTCGATCGAGCTCTGGAAATACCGGCCGCTGTACATGTCGTAACAGAGAACTTCCCCCGTACCGGCCAGGATGATCTCTTTGTTGCTCGGCGGATACTTGTTGACACGATCCTGAGCGACAGCATCGTGGATCTTCTGCTCTTCCCTTTCACCGAGCTTGTCGAACACCTTCGACTTGTACTCTTGCAGAGCTCGCTCGGAGATACCCGAAGCCACTGTAAGGGCGGCGATCTTGGTCGAGGCGATCCGATTTGCCATGACGATACAGGTAATCGTGATCACACAGGACCCAAACGGCGGAATATACTCACGCCAGACCAGCTTGATCTTCTGAGGATTGGTCAACGGCTGAATTTCCAGTGGATGCTCGACCATATTGGTCAAAGACTTGTCTTTGCGCTGTCTCTCCTCTTCGTCGATGATCCGAGCTGCCTTGAGCGTCGCACGACCGGTCAGAAATGTGGTCGAGAGTGTACCGACGACTCCCATACCCGTAAGGATAGTGGTCGAGTTATCGTTGAGAAGGAACTTGACTTGCTGGATCCTTTGAGCCAATCCAAGTAGCATCTATATACCTTTCAATTTTGAGGATAGGGTGAACGATCCACTCCGGTGGCGGCGGGATACTTCCTTAGTGCACGTCTCTCTGCTTGCTGTTTGTTTTTTGCCTTGACGAACACCGAACGAGACATACCAAGCGGAAAAGCTAACACCACTCGGTACACCTTACGTCTATCTTGTTTGCTTTTCATAAGTACCTAGGTTTTCTCATTTCACGCACGAACACCCAGATCAGCCAGAATCCGAAGGTGATGATCGTCATCAGACAATCGCCGATGAACCTCCAGAATCCGTACCGCTTTTCCCGGACAACGATCACGTACATAGGCACCTCCCGTCAAAAAGAAAACTGAAAGGGCGCTGCTCCTCACAAGCGCGAGGCTGCAGAAATTACCTTTCTTTCGTTATACAGCATGATTTTGCTGCGATTACGAAGCCGTACCGTAACGACGAAACCAAGCGGCGGTATTGGTCTCGTCCATGATCTCGGCAGCTGCTTGTAGAACGTGCTGTCCGTAAACGCGCTTGTCTTGACGATCGGCGAGAGCCTTTGCGCGCATCGGAACATCTTCACGCAAGACTCGAGGACGATGGGCGAACCACGAGTGATTGGCCAGGCACTCCAGAACTTCATTCGACTCTTTGTTCCAACCAACGATCATATTGGCTCCTTTCAGAGCATAGGAAAAAACAAAAAAGAGAGGCTGGGGATATGTTTCCAATTCCATTTAACACAGGGTCTGTCGTCAAACGACAGTTTTCGTGTACCTCTCATTAAAGGGGAGGTTTTTCTTGCGACTAGATCCTGGTCTTTGCCACGTGGATAAGAATCTCACAGATCGTGTCCATACTCTTTCGGATGATGATGATCCCGACGAGATTCCTGCCCAGCGCATCGACGATGCCGCTATAGTCAATCGGTTGCTTCGGTATCGTCTCCTCCGTCGCCTCCGTCTTCTCCTGATCCTTCACCATCTTCACTTGAAAAGCTCGGTTCTTGAACAACCCAAATCCCTTCTACTATTTTTTCGGGAACGAATACGACTCGATCCTCAGATTCAGTAAGGATGATAAAGGGATTCCTACTATCACCTATCGTTTGCACACTTTCAATTACGCCAGTAAAAACCCTCCCGTTGGTAGTATGGATCACTGCGTCCTTACCCAGTAACAACGATCTCCAGGAAATCATGACGGTTCCTTTCGTAGTTACCATTCGTCTCTATATCGTCTATCTCTTCGAATGCTCAGATATATGTCGAGAATATCTGCAGCATAAAGCAAATAACGCCTCAGAGAAGACGCATTGGTAAGACGCAGACCTCGAGGAGAAACCTTTTGATACGACTGATAAGACTCTCTCAGAGCTTTGAGCATATCGGTTTCTTCCATTATGATCCTCTCGTCGAAAAACAAAAATAAGATGAACGATTCACTTACGCTTTCTCAGCCGGTAAGGCCTTCATCTCATTAAAGGAGATGTTTTTCCTGCGAAAAAGGAAAGTCCGTGTAGACTCTCCTTCTTGGAATTACTTCCAGACGAATAGCTTGAGGTCGCGATGAAGCGCCACAGCCTGATGCCGTTGGGGATGATCTTCGTCGACATCCTCGAGTTGCAGCTTGATCTCGAAGTAATCGTTCTTCGTTTCGTATACGTTACGAACGATTGCGCGATTCTCGAGATCGACCTGCATGAGGTCGCCGATCTGAAGATCCTCCACACGAATAACAGTCTGGGTCTTCTTTCTGCGAAACAACTTAAGCATTTTTCTCCTTTAGTAGGTTTCATTATAAGCCTGGTAATTCCTGCGATTTGCAGGCAAAAAAATAAGAGCCCCGTGTTAGGAGCTCCTATTTGTTCACTCGTCATCTATGAGATAAGATGCGAGAGCGGTAAGAAGCAATCCTCTTACTCGATAACCTGCCATGACGCCGTTTGAGACGAACATCGGGTACATAGATTCTTTCTCACTGTCCGGGTTTGTTGCATAAGCAACCAGGACCCAGTCAATGAGCATATCTCCTTCTTCCCAATCGTCGTGCTCAGACAAGACTTCATTCAGCACGGCTTCGATCTTGTCGGATCTTTCCTTAGCTGTCATTCTCGCCTCCTTGAATATGTGATAGTTGAGTGTCATTATAAGGGAGGTAATATCTACGACGAAAAAAGAGAGTCCATGATTTAGACTCTCCTTTTGAATTACTGTTTGACCAGGTAGTCAGACGGAATCTCTTCGTCGTTGTCGAACAGCTCCAAATGTCCACCGTTGATCTCGGAAAGATGATTCATGAACTTCGCGAAATCGTTGTACACCTTCTCTTCCTTCTTGGTCCATTGGATCATCAAGGGCGTGCTGGGATCCCACTGGGAACCCGTTCTTTCCATGTGATCGCTTTGAGCCTTGAAGAAAGCTTCTTGCGCACGATTATACGTAGTTGCAAAATCATCGTCGAGGATCAGGTGCAACTTTGAGCCGTAAACAGCGTAAATAGATTGCATCTCTCTCCTTTCAAATAGGTTTCATTATAAGGGATGTAATATCTACGAAAAAAAGAGAGTCCATGATTTAGACTCTCTTCTTCGAGCCGTCGAGCTCTGGTGATGCTATGAATTGTCTTCTGCGCGGATAGCCGCCCAGGCGTAGTAGACCATGGCCGCACACAGGAATGCGTACGTACCAGGCCAACGCCGGACATGCCGACCGAAAGCACGAAGAATAACCATAATTTCTCCTTTGTCGAGGTTCTCGTTATAGACCATGTATTTTCTGCGAATTTGCAGGGAAAAAAGGAAAATCCGGGTTTTGGACTCTCCTTTTGAATTGCACGTTACCTCAGAACGAGGACGTTATTGCGCCTACGCATTTCTCGAATGAAGATCCAGATCAACCACAGTCCGCCAGTTATGCAGACCAGGATGACATCCAGAACAAACTTGAAAAATCCGTAGTTCATAATTCCTCCTTAAGATATATTACATTTCATTATATACTATGTATTTTCTGCGAAAAAACTAAGGCCCCGCCGCATGGGGGCCCCAGTTTGTCTCTCATTATATGCGATGTAATATCTGCGACTTTGAGCGAAAATACTCCCCGGGGTTTTTTCGGAAAATGAAAAAAATCAATCCATGTTTGAAATGCGAAGTCAAAAAAATATGAAAGGCCGCGTATTCTGCGGCCCTCCATATCTCGATCTCTCTCGGCTGCCTGTTATCTGATCCGAGTCACCATGTTCCACGCTCGAGACGTGATCACGTTGCCGAGATGCTCATGCCTGATGACCATGATCATTCCCACGAAGTTCGCTACAATGGCCGCCATCGTATCTCTGCTCACAGATTCCGGTTTTTCTTCTTCCTTCATTCTATGCAGTTTCACGATCGCGTCCAAAGTTTGCGTGTACTCCTGAGAACCGATTGCATGGTTCTTCAGCTCACGAACTGCTCGGTCGATCTCTAGTTCGAGCGGAGTTGGCTCTCTCACCCTAGAAAACATAGACCTCCTTTAGATATGATCTCATTATAGGGCAAGATTTACTCGCGATTGAGATCTTCGAGCTGGGAAGGTTCGACTCGGAAGACCACCTGCTTCTGGAACTCGATCTTCTCGGGATAGTCGTCGAGCACGAGCGTATATACGGTCTTTTCTTCTTTCTTTGTCACCACAATGGTGCCGGTGTAATCCAAGAATCTTTTCGACACGTACGATCTCAAAATATACCCCGCCATCAGACCGAAGTAGAAAATAACGATGTATATTATGATCGCCATAGCTCAGCCCAACATCGCTACTGTGGGATAGGATCGCTCTCCTGCTTCGTCCTGGGCGCGAATATACTCGGTTACTCGAGAGATCGAGACGACTCCGGTATTGCCTTGAACCTCGATGATGTCGCCGAGGTTGTAGTGAACTCCGTACTTGAACGGATTCTTGGGCACGATCTCTCCGTCCACCGCCCTTACAAAGTGGTGGTTGTTCAGATCGTCCTTCGCCCGGCTGTTCAAGATGTTGAGCAGGTTCGCCGAGCTTCCACCGACCATGTCAGTCGTGATGTCGGAAGGAAATATCATCGAAGCGCGCAGATCGAATCCCGTGTATTGCGATCCAGACAGAGCCGCTGTTCCAGGAGTAGTTATTAGCGCTTTCAACGCGTCATCCGAGGTGGGAAGAAACGCGTACGACAAGGTCTTGAGCGACTCGATCGACTGCAACTCCTTGATGTTGGTCAAAGACTCCATCTGCGCAGAAAATCGTACAATCGGATAGGTGGTTTGACGACTTGTCCGATCCAGTCCCCTGTAACTCCGAAAGCCAAGTGAATATGCGGTATCTGTAGCTGATTCAAGAGTAATTTGCATTCCAACTTCATAAGTGGTAGCAATCTCACGCATAGCGTCGTAAACCGGTCCAAAAGGTACGCCAACAACGATGTTATCGCCAGCTTTATCATAATCTTTGAGACCCAATCCCGGGATTGCCAATTGTTGTGGATTAGAAATGCCGATCGGACTAGCGCCGGTCAAATATGGACTACCAGTGACACACATGTTGTAGATAATCGCCCACAGTACCCATCCGGGTGGTCCTCCGGAAATATACCAGTACTGATCCTCATGCTTTGCCGATACACGAATGAAACGATTGTTCATCCATTTTAGGAGCGAGACCCCGGTGACTTTCAGGCTTTCCTTCTCGATGTTGAACGTCTCGAGAATCATCACCTCGTTCGAGCCACGAAGACTGAGAAACGTGCCCACAGGTAATTTCTTGATCATCTCCTGCGTTGCAGGCACGACCAGCTCGACCTCGCTGTCGCCGTAATATCGCTCCGTCCAGATGGCCGACAGAAAGCCGTCGATCACGTCTTGCCTGAGAAACTTTCGGTTCAGAGTGATCAACTCCATCACAGACCGCCGAATCGCTCGTAGTAGGTGAGTTCCCAGTCTTGGCCACCCTGGTTGGTAATAACTGAAAAATCGTTCTCACCCGGTTCGAGTATCGGCCAGGAAGAGCCTTCTTGTACTTTGGACAGGAGATTGGTGATCACGCCGCTGTTCATGTCGATGCTCTGAACGAACTTTTGCATTCGGATCGAGCCCATCTCGAAGTACTTCGTCGCGGTCACGTCCGTAGTCACGTTGAAGCGCTGGATCGACGGGTCCCCGATCTGAATCCCGATCGAAGATGGGGCAGGATCCGCGTTGCGTGTGACTTTGACGTAGATTCCCGTATCGATATTTCCCTTGTAGTCGACAGTGGTCACGGTACCGCCAGAACGAATGGCTTGGCCCGTGAGGATGACCGGATCGAGCGCAGTGAAATATGGATCGGGACAGACGATCGAGACGACGAATTCCGGATCATTGGTGAACGGATTGACCTCGGCACTCTCGACAATTCCCTCGATTTGCACGGGATCTATGTCGTCGCTGTAAAAGACCAGCTTTACCGGCCTCTTGGGGATGAAATATGAATAGAGAAGCCTGCGGAGACTTTCGTACGTCCACTTGTCCCAATCGGGGTTCGGATGCAGTGTAAGGACGATGTTGCGACCCAATACGCTGCTACCTGTATAAGCCGCGCCATCGATCGATCCAAATGGAGCAGTATTGACAGAGGCTTTGACCGGGTCCAATCCGGTGATGTTGCGAATCTGAATCAAGTCCGTCTCGGCCCTGCCATTGTCATCCAAAATAAGCGTAGGAGCTGATTGCCAAGAGCTGTACGCCTTGACTTCTGTTAGCACGGCACCTCCTTTACGTAAGGGCGAATGCGGACTTGAGTTGCGAAAGTTGATTCTTCGTCTGCCTGTAGATCTCGACCTCGCTCAAAGATTCGGGCGAGTAGTTGTTCTGCTCGAACTTGACCGAGGTTCCTCCGGCAGTAGCCGCGACGACATCGGCTTCGGCTTGCATCTGGGCGGCAGATATGGCCGAAGCTTGTCCGTACGAAGCCGCTGCGGTGATCGGAACCGTATTGGTCAAGGCCGCCAGCTTCTCGGCCTCGGTTTGAACCTGTGTCAGATCGAGAACAGGTGTGATGACCGGATTCACGTCGGCAATATCTTGCATCGTGTTCTGAAGTGCGGCCACCGCATCTAGGGCAACTTGATTGACGGAGTCGACGACAACCTGAGACGAATTCGAGATACCTTGAGCCATGCCAGCCATTGTCTGCTGGCCGATCTCGGCGAATACTTGCGACGGCGACTTGATCTTCAGCTTCTTCTTTACGGCATTGACGATCGCTTGTACGAAGGCATTCATCTTCTTTACAGCTTCGTTCACATCTTTGGTCAATCCATTCACAAGACCTTGCTGAGCCTTGACACCCGCATCGTAGAGATTGGCCGCAGCCTTGTTGCCGAGCGCCTGGGATTGAATTTCGAGCTGATTGCTGAGCAGACCCAGCTGCTTGACCGCTGCGGGCCCAGCTTGTTCCAACTGAGTCGCAAAAGCTTGTGCCGAAGGACCCTCGGCCAGAAGCTTCTTGTACGTCTCGTCGTCCAAACCCATTCCTCTTAGCCGCTGCAAGGTTGCTGCATATGTCGCAACGGCTTCGATTTGGGAAGCAAGGTTCTGCGTATATGCGCCCAATGCGTCGGCAACCGGCTTACCCTCGGCATCCTCCGGAGTGACATCGGGCAATTCGCTATACTGCTCTTGGATGCTCTTTCTGTAGTCGTCTCGCGTTCGGATCAGATCTTCGAGCGTGTTTTGCTCTTCATCCAGCTTCGTTACGAGTCTCTCATGCTCGGCTGTAGCAGCGATCAAGCCTCTCTTCTCGTCACCAAGACCGCTGACCAGCTCTCTACGACCAGCATTCAATCTGGCTATAATATCTGATTGAGTCTTGATCTCTTGCTGAGCTTCTCTGATCGCAGCTTTGTCTTGCTCCTTGGGCTTCTTGGCTCGCTCTTCGGCAATCCGCCTCCGTGCTTCAGCGATTGTGTCTTGAGCATCCTGGATTGCATCGCTCATCGTCATGTTCAGATCGGCGAGGGCTCCGTTGACGTCCTCTGCAGTACCCTTTCGTAGACCGTCGGCAAATCCGCCAGTTACCTCTCGCCCGAGATTCTGCATGACCCGAGAGGGCGATGTGATCTGGAAAAGCGTCTTGACAGCGTCGATGACGCCGTTGCTCATGTCTGAAGCAGCTCCCTCGGCATGAGAGGAGTTGTCGGACATGCCGTTGGCCATACCAAGGACGATGTTCTTGCCGATCTCCTCGAACACACCTGAGGGAGACTTGATGTGGAGCTTCTTGAGCGCGGTATCCTTCACCTTGTTCACCAAGTCACCGGCAGCCTTCACGGCGCTCGGAGCCAGCGAAGCGATACCTCGAATCATTCCTCTGACGATTGCCACGCCGATTCGTGCACCAGCTCGGATCATCTGCGGCTCGTACCGATCGATCGCATCGGCAACGCCGTTCATGAACTTGATGATCGCCTGGGCACCAACATTGACCAGCCTGAGTGCACCATTGACCATCGCGTTGATGAATCTGGTAATAGCTGTTACTGCAGCAGTGACAAGCCTTGGCAGCGAACTGCTGATGCCTCTGAGGAAATTGGTGATGACGCTGACACCAGCGGTTACGAGCCTGCCAACGTTGCTGGCGATCGCACTTACGATCTTGGTCACCATGCTGATCGCGGCCGAGATAATCCGACTATAGCTATTGGTGAGACCTTTGATGAAGTTGACGACGATGTCGACTCCAGCTCTGATGATCATCGAGTAGTTACTGACAATTCCCTTGACGAAACTGATGACCAGGTTGAAACCGGCACGAATGATCTTGTTCAGGTTGCTGCCCAGAGCTTTGATCAGCGTGACGACGATCTCTGCCACCATTCGGACGATTGCGGGCAGGTTGTTTCTGATTCCCTTCAGAAGCGCAATCAGTAGATCGAAGCCCGCCTGGATGATCTTGTCCTGGTTTTGGGCGAGAACATCCAGAATCAGCTGGATCAGGACGTTCATCATCTCTCGCATCTTCGGTGCCAGCTTGATGATCGCATCTACGACTGTACTGAGAATCTTGACGATGGCGTCCACGAATTGTGGAGCCGTCTTTGCCAATTCCCTCACAATTTGAAGGAGACCGACAATTAGCAGCTTGGCATTCTCGATGATGCCCTTCTGAAGTTGTACGAACGCTTGAACAATGACTCCGGCAGCGATGGGAGCCGATGTTGCGATAGCTGCGAGGCCGATGCCGATAAGTGCGACACCAGCACCAGCCAAAGCGATACCTGCCCCGATCAAGGTCAGTGCTGCACCAAGCGCGATCATGAACGGGATAGCTTCCGCTAGAGCGACGCTTGCCAGAGCCAGAACAGCCAAAGCCGAGGCAAGTGCAACCAGCCCCGTGACGATCTGCTTCCACGATTGCTTTCCAAGCGCGATCAGAGCCGGAGTGAGAAGAGCCAACCCTGCCGCGGCAATGGCCAGGGCAGCCGCTCCTCCGATTGCTCCCTCCATGAGATACAATGCACCCGCCAGAATTGCCAAAGAGGCGGCCAAGCTGATCAAACCCTTGGCCATCTGACTGATCGACATCCCACCCATGCTTTCGACGGCCGACGCGATCTTCCCTAGAGCGAATGAGACAAGTAGAAGTCCAGCGGCGGAAGCGACCATACCCGGCGGCATAAGTCGCATTGCTCCGGCGATAATAACTAGACCGCCGCCAATTCCAGCCATGCCCTTGGCGATCTCGGTCCAGTTCAGCTCGCCGAACGTCTTCACAACGTTGGCCAGGATTCGAAGCGCAGTAGCAATGCCGATCAAAGCTGCGGCTTGTAGCGCCATGCCCTTCGGCATCACCTTCATCGAGCCTGCAATCAACTCGAGTCCAACTGCGATTCCACCCAAGCCCTGAGCCATCTCCGAGAACGACATTGAGCCGAAGTTGCGAACTGCTAGTGCCAGCAAATTCAAGGCGATTGCCAGAGCCGTAATTCCGACACCAGCTCGGATCAGGCCCGCTGAGCTCGAGCCCAAAGGTCCAGCTGCTACAGCAAGTCCAGCCAAAAGAACCGTAATCCCACCGAGACCCTTGGCCAACTCTTCCCAGCTCAAGAAGCTGAGAGCAATAACTGCAACAGTCAACAGGTCGATAGCTCCAGCCAGCATGATCAAAGAGGCGGCGATCAGAGGCATCTTGATGAAGCCCATCGACTTGCTGACCTTTTCCAGCAAAGCCATCGCGCCGATCAACTGACCGAAGGCGATTGTGATTGCAGCCATCGAGTTACTGAGCTTCTTGGGATCGACGAACGACAGTGCTACGATCGAGGCGACTAGGAGAGCAATTGCAATAGCTATTTCTCGTAGTGTCTTCGCCTTCAGATTTGTTTGGTACGCTTGTAATGTGCTCTGTACCGTCTTGAGCGATCCCGTCAGGCCCGCGAGCGGTCCGAGACCCTTATCTCCGAACAAACCACCCATCAACTGCTCCATGAACGAGCCTTTTCCGGCGAACTTTCTCAGCATCAGTACGAGCGCACCAAACAAACCGGTTCGGATCACTGCGAGAATCGCTTCGAAATTCATGTGAGAGATGGCTTCGCCGATCGCTGGCCCGAGAGAGGAGAAGAAATTCACTAGCGCTTCGAATACCGGCTTCATGATCGATCCTACATCACCAAGCGAGTTGAAGAATCGATCCAGAGCATCGGAGACACCGTTCAGAGCCCTCTGGAAGGGCGTCAAGGCCTGGGTCATACCTTCTACTTGTCCGACGGTTCGTCCACCGAACAAGTCCACCAGAGCGTCCTTGAACTCGACCAGCATCTTGATCGGAGCTGCAAGGGCGGTACCGATTCCGACGAAGAACTTGTCCAGGCGTTCGCCCTTACGCAGGGCTTGGTCGACGGCGTAGAGAAAGTCGCCGATCCTTGCCGTGATGCTCAGGAAACCTCCACCAGCACCGTCTAGTGCGCCGAAGAGTCGGCCGAAAACTGTAAATATCCCCTGAACGATCATCTTCCCGATATCGAGAAGCGCGAACAGACCCCGGAAAGTACGCTTCAAGTTATCGACCGTCTCCGGACTGGGCATCAGCGTCTCGGTGAATTCCTTGAACTGCTTGGTCAGAGCGGCGAGCTGCCTTCCGGTGACCGCTGGGAAAATATCCCTGAAAGCTTCCTTGATCGGCTTCAGAATCGCTCCCAAAGCCTGAAATACGTTCTTAATTGCTTCGATCAGAACTGTACGACCACCAAGAGCTTTCCAATCGGCAAGAACTTCGTTGCGAGCATCGGCCGAGGCATTGATGAAGTCGTTGACCGCGTTGGAGACGTCGGTGAAGAGCTTCTTGGCCTCACCGAAGTCACCAAATATGATCTGCCAGGTCTGGGCCCAGCCCGATCCAGCCGTTTCCTTCGCCGTATCGAGGACACCCTGCAGCGTCTTGACCTCGGTGGCGGCGTGCATGGCCATTTGGCCCGTTTGCTGAATCGCCTTGATCTGGGCGTCGTTGAATCCTTGAGCTTTGAGCTCGGCAGCGGTCAGATCGCCCGTAAACTGCTTGAGCGTGGTCGTGAGAACCTTGGAAGTCAGCCACGATTGCTTGCCTGGACCCGCTTGGATCGATTGACGGAACGATTCTCCGTTGATCGCAACGTTCTTCATCGGACCGACAAGCCTGAGACTGCTGTCTTTCAGCGAACCCATCGCTACAGCCGTCTGGGCCAGAGCTCGCTGGAAGACCGTGCCGCCCATACCCGCGTTGACAACCGAGTTCCAGTCCTGCAGAGAGACTCGACCAGCTGAGATTGCCTGGGAGAGCTGATACATCGCCGTCGAGGCCTGCTCAGCGTTCGAGCCGGACAGCGCGGCCAGGTTGGCGATACCCTTGATGGCTCCCGTAGCCGTATCCAGATCGACACCGGCTGCAGTGAACGTACCGATGTTCTTGGCCATCTGGCTGAAGTTGTAGATCGTCTTGTCCGAGTACTCGTTCAGTTCTTGAAGCGCTCGGTTGACGTCCTTCAACGTAGTGCCAGCGGCTTTGGTATTGGACAAGATCGTCTGGACGGCATTTAGATTGGTCGTATACTCCCCAAAGCCTGCTTTGATCGGATCCAGCGTAAATGCTTTGACGAATCTTGCCCCAGCCGCAACCGCTCTGTTGGCAATATTCGTCATAACACCGATGGCGACGAGCCTCAAGCTTGAGAGACTACCTTTGAGCGACTCGATAGCTCTGGCGATGAAACCAAGATCTACTTTCTGGGCAGACTTATTGATATCTTCCAAGCCTTTACCAGCTTCGGGAAATTTGAGCGCTGCCTTCAGCTTGTCGAGCGAGCTGATCGTCCTGCTGACGCCTTGCTCGAACTTGCTGGATTCGAAACTCATTGCAACGACTTTGTCATCAATAGTTGCCACTAGACCTTGGTCACCTCCTTCCACGCTTCGGCTGCTATTCGGTCAAATATAGGCCGTATTGCAGGCATAATATAATCTCGGCCTTGTACGTATCCTCCCGTTCCCGTACCATGGCCATACTGAATCAGGACGGCAATCGGAATACCGTCTTCGATATGTCGATTATGCCAGCGGATGGAGTAATATCCCGGTCTCTGAACGATCGAGTAATACCATGACTCCGCGGTCTCACCAGATTCTCGAGGAGTTGCGTTGGAAAGGGCGACTAAACCCTCATTGGCGTACTTATTCAGAACTGAGAGTAGCTCTTGAGTCTTCAGTCGACTCAAATATCTTTCGGTATTGCTGAATGAACCCTTCTCGGTGATAGTGATCATGGGTCATTCCGCTGTAAGACGGACGACTACCGTGCCTGGATCACCAGCAGCTCGAGAGCTCTTGGACTGCCCGTATACCGTGGGAAGACCGTTCAAGGGAGATGCTTTAGCTCCACTTGCACCTCCTGGTATAACACTTTGTGATCCACTGCTTGGATCTGGTTTGGGGGTGTCTCCTGGACCATAAACTGAGGTATCTCCAGGATTGTAGGAACCTCGACCACCGCTAGTAGCCGCATTACAGGTAGTCCCCGCTCCGCCATACTTGCCGACCCCTCCTGCTCCTCCACCACCGCCTTGACCAATATTTTGAAAGAATGTACCATCAGCACCTGCCGTCCCTGCAATACCAGGGCCAGTTGCGGATGGGGTTCCAGCTACCCCTCCCACCGCTCCGCCACCAGCGATGGTACGATTTCCAATTCCTCCGTCGCCCCCATCTGCCAAAGTTTGCTGTGTTAGAGAATTTGTCTGGACTCGCTTACCGCCCTTACCTCCTGAGGCCCGACAGGTGGGGTCGTTGAACGAGGACGCGCCACCGTCACCACCATTGGTCGTAAGGGCAGGATTGTTACCATTGTTTTCGGTTCCCAGCGTACCCCCAGCACCGACAACAATTGGAACTGAAACGGGTAGAGCTGAGAGAAGACCCCGTACTCGATGAAACCCGCCGCCACCACCCGCTCCGCCATAACTCCTAACAAGTGTGCCTGAGTTCGCTGTGTCAATACCTCCACCCATGCCACCCCCGCCACCGATGCAAATAACATCGAAGTGAGTATAGCCTAGATCGATGTACTTCTGAACATCGAGGTTTTGATTACTGCTGAACCTCAAGACCAATGGGTCGGGAACAACTGAGCTTCCGGCCAATTCGATTCTCATTGGACTAACCGTCTAGTTTGCAAATATACGGAACCATGACCGTAGGTTGCACATTCTCGTGTGCTGCATTGCCGCCCTCTGCGCTAATCCCAAGCGCTGGAACACTGTGCAAATGGTCAGGAGTGTACACCGTGTGTGCGTGATTACCTTGCGCATCCGTATTCTGGACACCGGCAATCATCTGGTAAAGAGAGCCGCCGCTCGCGACAGTTTGAAAACGATACGTGGTAGGAGCACTACTAAACGTAAACGGTTGTCCGCCACTACCGCTATGTGCGTGATTACCTTGCGCGTCGGTCGAACCTTGCAATGATCGATCAGCAGCTCCACTCATTCCGCCACCAGTTGCTCCACCATGTGCGTGCGAAGGCATCTCAGAAACCAGGACAACATGCGTTTCTTTACCAGTCTTGGATGCTATGGTAATAGCTACAGCACGAGTCATACGATTTGCTCGTGGCATACCCCCACCCGGCATTTGATCCAAACCGACAGGTGACAGACCTCTTAGATCCGGTACTCGAAAGTTGGCTGCACCAGGATCGCTGAGACCATCGAAAGTACGCCATCTAGTATGAATATTCGCAGCTGCTTTGGGATATGTTGCAACCAAATATACTGCGCCGTCAGCCCACACCCATTTGCCGTACTGCGCAGGATCTGGAAGCACATCGGTGGGCCACATCTTTACTTCACCGGGAATCGCACTGACCGTAGCGGGACCTGGAGGACCAGCAGGACCAGCAGGACCAGTCACAGGACCAGCATTGATCGTCGTTCCGTCGTGTTTGGTGAGAATCAAGTTGCTGCCGACAACCTCACCGTCAACAACCGAAGCCGCTTCGATTTCCAGCATTCTTTCCGATGTAAGACCGGTAATTGTAGCCATTTCACCTCCTTAATCTATTCGCTAATATTCGTGGACGAAACCTGGTACGTATCTGCGTCTAAATATGTAGCATCCGCATTATCGATCTGGAAAGTAGTACTATCAATCATCGTAATATAAGTATCTGACTCGTCGATAGCAGACCAAACACCACCACCATGATCGATAATGAGAAGTGCACCCAAATATCCGAAGAATTCAGCGACTTCTTGAATAGATGGAAGACGTGCATCATTGGTATTCGTCCCGTAGAGCGTATCTTCCAATAGCTTCAAAATATCTGGAGGTGTTTCGCGCGAATCGATAGAGATATGGACTGTCGGCCTGTATCTATCGATTCCTTTCGGTGGAGTTCCGCTCAAAGCCCAAACGAACTCGATCGGGTCGAGTGAATCCTTGATCGTCTCGAACGAATACGCATCGGGATTGGCGAGAACGTTATAAAGAATATGAATCTTGTAGGCGTAATTTGATCCGTCTAGATCGTTGCCGATTCTCGATCTATACGACAAATCGAAACTCTTTGCGGGCTGATCGTAGTAATCCAACCCAGGAGATGTACCAACCGTGGCAACCCCGGTAAGTGAATCAAGCTCGTCGGGATAGGTGAATGCCTTTAGTTTACCGGAAAAGTCCCCCGGGATAAAATTCTCCAAATATTTTACCCCATCGAGGTAATAGGACTTAATTTCAGAAGTAGAACTCGATTCTACACCGGTAAGTCCATTCCAAACGGCCACCGTACCGTCATGCAGATAAAGGACACCGCGATCAATACCAACCTGGTAGAGTCGCTCTCCGACTTGATCCCAGACAAGAGTTGCCACGTCACCTCCTTTCTAACCGGTGGTACCCAGCTGCTTTTTACGTTGAGCATTGAGTTCTCGATTCCGAGCTGCGATCTCCGAACGACTCATCTTCTTGGGCTTTGCCTGTTTGATGTTGCAGACTCGAATTAGAGTGAACAATCGATTCAGATGCCAGTTCTCGCACTCGAACGGAATCTCGAAAGCGATCATCCAGTAGTAGATGAGCTCGGCTGTGATGACATCTCTACTTTTCGGGGCACCCGGAGGCTCGTTGAACCAAGTAGCAGTCATCTTGGCGTCGATATAGCTATTGATAGCTTGAATATTACCTTCGGAGAGTTTGAGGAAAACTTCCTCTGGAACATCGGGGGTCAATGTCATCAGCTTTATGTAATCGAAGACTTCTTCCGATGTCTTGTCACCTTTGCCCAAGAACGGTTTCTCGTGTTTTGACTCCCATTTTGACAGTGAGACCAGAGAATGCTCTAGCTCCAAAGTTATATCGTCTCGAGTGACGAATTCGTGTGTCTCTTCGTCAAACATTTCGATGCCCGGAACCACAATCGTGAGCATTCTCCAGCCTCCCATCCACATGAATACCTCTTATTAGTAGTCGAACGTCCAGTCGGTATCACCCGTAAGACGGTAACCCGACTGAGGATGAGCCGTGACTTCGGAAGTCTGTCCCGTAGTCATTGCGGGCTGAGCTCCAGGCGTCTTGTTGACGCCGTTGACCTTCCACTGAACACCGGAGACAGCAGGAAGGGTAACAACATGAGTGGCCGCATCGTACGTCGGCTGGTTAGTCGAAGTACCCAAATCTACATCGGTCAAGCCAGCGCCGAAGATGGCAATAACTTCGTCCGGAAGAGGAAGTCGAGCGTCGCCTCCGGCTGAACCGTAGAGCATATCTTCGAGAGTGGAGAGATCGGCCGGGTCGACTACCGAAGAATCGACTACGACCAAAGCCGTTGGCTTCAAGTCCGTAACGCCGACCGGCGTGGTCGTGACTTCCCAGCTGAATGCAATTGCTTCGGGTGAATCGTTGATCGTAGCGTAGGCCTTCTCGGATGGAGCCGCCTGGCAACCATAGACCAAATGCAGTTTGTAGCCGAATTCCGTCCCCTCGACATCATTACCCAATTTAGTCCTGTAGCTCAGACCGAAGATCTTTCGACCCTGCTGACCGACAGCTACGCCCGGAGAAGGAAGAACCGTACCATCGCACTCTGCAAACTCATCCGGGTACGTGAATGCCTCGATCGTTGCGCCGAACTCTTCGGCGGAAATCAGATTCAGATACTTGATGTTGTCGGCGTACTGCGGGTTAGATTCGGCACCAGAAGGCGATTCGGTAACAGTTGTGAGACCATTCCAGGCGACCCCGGTCGAGTAATCTCCACCAGTATCAGGGAGATACAGGACGCCATGGTCCACACCAGTTTCGTACAATCGCTCACCAACTTGGTCCCAAGTCAAAGGGGCCATTTTCTTCCTTTCCCTTAGAAGAATACGGTATAAACGTCGTGATTTAGATCATCGGCTGTATAAAACCGATTGAATAGACTCATCGGAATCGAAGCCACTTTACCTGGAATGTCACTATCAGGATCCCGATCAATAACTGTAACCATATACCTCAATCGATGATTATAAGGTATATCGTCCGCAAATTTGGTCTCTGCAAAGTCGCGTTTGTAGATAATACACGGGTATTTCAAGTGTATGTTGGTCGGAGGCTGAAAATATACATTGTCCACAAACGTCTCAAGGAGTTGGTGTAGTTGCAGGCGTTGGCCCATTGTACACCTCCCCCAATCTCAGCAGAAGACGGGGACTCTGCACTTCGACGCTCGAAACCGTCCACAAAGCCCCCGCCCACTCTACGTAACGAATAGCAAAGAAATGATCGTTGGCATAGGCATCAGCTACGATACTGATCGAATTCTGGACGCTGAGATTTTTGTTGAGATTTTCTCCTTCTTGAAGATTCCTCGCATTCCGAATCACATCTCCAAAATATGAATACTCAACAATATCATCAACGAATACTCCAGGTGAAGTTTCTTTCGTTTCTCCATAACCAATACGGCCGAAGAACCTTGCCATGAGCGTCCTACCTTACGCCGTATTCTTGAAAGTCCACTCGTCGTCCTGGTTATTTGCGAAGTAGTAACCATTGGCGGGTTCAGCCTCGACCGTGAGCGATTCACCCGGAGCCAGAGCAACCGGCGAGGCCGTGGTCAGCGTCGAACCCGTATCCTTGTTCTTGTAGACGACGTTCGCCGTAGTCTTCACGACAACGGTCGTACCATCGAAGTCCGGCTTCTCGGGCGCGACGAGCTGAGCACCAGCAGGTGCGCGCTTGATGACCAGTGCAGAGCGAATCTTCGTCAGAGCACCCGAGATTCGAGTCTCGTACAGGTACTTGTACTGGTTGTAATCGATGTCGAAATCGTCGAAGAAGGCGATCTCACCACCCTTGTCGGCGCCAATCGTGTAGTCTTTCAGATTCACGATGATGCCGAGAAGATCCTGCTCGCTCTCCATGACCTCGACAGTGACGATGTTCTGAACACCCATCTCGGAGGCAAGCTCGGCTGGGGTCTTCCAGTAGCGCTGATTCTGCTGTGGATCTCGTGCCAGCAAGAGCGAAGTGAGAGTCTGAATCGTCGTGTAGAAGGTCGGCGAACCAGAGCCTTTGTAGTACTGCATTGACCCGACGATCGCGTCGACCACGTCGATAGGCGGAGCAGAGTCATCGACATTGATCGTAGAGGCATAGAGATCATGGTCGTAGAGAATCGAGCGAACGCCTGCACCCTCACTGGCGCCCATGGGATCCTTGATCTTGTCGTCGTCGTCGACAGCGCGACCATCACCGATCAAGACTGCCCGAGCAAGCTCCTCGTCGAGCATGAGACGCATCTCGGCCTTGAGCCACATCACGATGTCGAAATCCGTGATGTCGATAATGTCGTCGCGATCCAGCTTCTGCTTCTTGTAGACCGTGCTGGGAGTAGTGCTACGCTTCGAAACTGCGAACCACTCTTCCTTCTTGAAGTTGCCCTTGATGTAGCCCCTTGCCCGCGCTTCATCAAAGGTAATATCAGCAACGAGAGACTTGATTCGGGAGAACGGCGAGTGCTTCGTTCCGTTCATAACATTGGAAACCCACTCGACCCTCCGCTGATCGAACTCGGGAGTGTCGGTAACGGACTTGGCGTCCGGGAAGAGAGTCTCGATGTTGTCGATGCCGTGCTTGATCGCGTAGTGCTCGACGGCTTCCTTCAGCGATCCGCTTCTCTGAGCATCGGCAACGATTCCTCTGATCGCATCATGAGTGAGAGTGTGCTCCTCTTCCTTTTTGCCTCCGTTCTCTTGCTCGAAGACGTTGCGGGTCATGCGCCGTCCTTCCTCTTCATTATTATCTTCATGGACAAGTTCTGACTTAGACTCATCATCCGACGACTGCTTTACTTCTGTGGAAGTCTCTTCCGAAGTCGAAGTCATACTCTCGAGAGCAGCTCCAACCATGTAATGAACGACTTCCTTCTGCTCATCGGTCATCGAGTCATAAACTTCCTGAACTGTGGGGTTCGCTTCGGAGTGCTCGACTTCTTCCTCTTCTCCATCTTGCTCGTCCTTACTTTCCGAAGAATCTCCCTCAGCATGAACAAGTTCCAAACCGGTGTAGATAACTGCCTCGTCCTCCAGCGTCACCATCTCGCCGTCGGAGTGAGCTAGAGTAACGTTGTCGATAAGCGCGCCAGGATTCGCACCCGACAGCACCAGACTCAACTCGCGGATAAACCCATGGAGAACCTGCTTGGCTTTCTCTGTGAGCTGATTGGCATAGATGGACAACGACTTGATATCCCCATGCTGCACCAAAACTCGAGCATTCTTCGCCTGATCGGTATCGTTGAAGAACCCGTAGGCGTAAACACCATCGTCACGATGCTCGAGAACGGCGTAACCTAGGACATTGCTGGGCTCATTGTGACCGTGTTGCCAGACCAGTGGAACTCTTGCTTTGTCCTGATGCTTGAAGGCATCGGGAGTGATCGTCCGGCCATCCGAGCACTTAAGACCAGCCTTAGTGGCGTAGCCGCTGAAATCAGGCTTAGCCTCATCTGCTCCCATTTTGAATGTTCCTCCTAACTTTCGGATCATCGCCCCTATTAGTTACTCCTAGTGGCCGAAGCTAAAGCGCGCTGTTTTGCCACCGCATCCAAAAGTCGAACCTTAACGACGGCAATCTTTCCTTCAAGCCTAGCAACGGGATCTGCTTCTGACCTAGATTTTGAAGACTTTCTTGTAGATCCTCTTCTTCTCTTGGTAGCAAGCGTTTGTCTATGCTTTTCTCGATATTGCTTAGATTCTCTAGCCGCTTTAGATTTATCTGCTGCGGTTGGAGTTCTTCTAGCTTTCCTTCGAGATGAACTTTCTTCTGCTTGAGCTTTGGCTCTCGCCTCAGCGAGTTTGGTGCCTAGTTCAGCTAAACGGTTTTTGATATCATTGACTCTTTTAGCCGCATACGCTCGCTGCTCGGTCAATTCTCGTCCCGTAAGCTCAACCGTTCCGCTTCTTGACCTGACCGTGAATCTGGGAGCTCCTTTTCGACGTCCTGTCAATTGGCGAGTACGCAGATAGTACTCATGAGCTTTGACCGGATCGTAGGGAGCTCGTTCGTGCATGAGAATAGTGCCATCAGGAAGCTCCATTGGAACTACTCCCGTTAGAACTGCTCCCATTGGTACTTACTTGCGCGAAAGCGTCATTAATAGCTTTGTCAATCTCATCGAACGAAGCTGCCAACTCCGTATTAGCAGGGGCATCTTCTGTCGTAACTCCAGTTGGTACCAAAGCTCCCTGCGGCATGTTACTGTTGACCAGCAGATCGGCTTTCGGATCCGGATGCGGAGCCATACCGACCACCTGCCGCATCTCGTTCGACGTCATGATCTCGTTACGAGTAAACTTGTCCGCAATCTCGGCAATATTCTCAACCGGAACCAAGCGAAACGGATCTCGGAAGAACATAACTGTTTGTCGTTGCGTTCGAGCAGTTTTGGTCAAGAAAGTACGTCGCATAGCTTCGACGATAGCGGTGAGAATGGGTTCGATTGTCCGGTTCCAATAGTTCAACATAGCTTTTTCGTCGGCCGTACCATTCATGACCTCTTCGGTAAGACCGAGCTGGCCATAAAGCATGACGGTCAGATACTCGATCTGAGCCATCAAGTTGTTCTCAGCCGGACGATTCAATTGAGTGATCTTCTCGGTTGCGTCGGTATAAGCAATGCCATACTGACTGTCCTTGAGTTGGAACTCGATATCTTCTCGACGCTGGTGAGCCTGTTGTCGCTTGGCTTCAGACTTGATCACGTACGGAAGCTGAATGATAAGGTCGAGTTTCCCGGAAGCAGATTGCTTATCGATCGCATCCAACGCTTCGAGTTTGTTGAGTAGACGCTGAAGAGTCGAGTTCGGCTCGTTCATCACCGAATAAAGAGGATTCTCGATGATGGCAACCGCACTCTTCTCCAAGACGATCTCTTCTCGCTTGGCCTTTTCCTCGTTATACACACTCAACTTTACGTGCTTTGGGTACCAGGTCACGATCTCACCGACCCGAAGCGTCAAGATCTCGAATCCACCGCTTTTCTCTGGACTGATTGACGTATCGACTGGAACAAGCGCTGCGACACCTCTGTCAAAAAGAGTCATGGCGACATCTTGTCGAAAAGCACGCGCAGCCTGATCAAGATTGGCTTCAACAGTCAAACAGTTATTAAGACCACTGTCAATATCTTCGATATATCGTTTTTCTGAATCAGTTCTACAATGGCGCATGTCTATTGAAGCCACGTCGATACTAAGGCGTGTATAAATCGAGGAGATCATCGTTCGAGCGTTGGGAATCCGAAGTCTTAGGCGATCTGGTCTCGTTCCATTGGCGACACCATACGCAGGATAAGCACCCGGATCGGGGACAGGCTGAACCGGCCAAGGAGAATTTCGTTTCTGAACCGATTCTTGATTACTGAAAACGTTCCAAGCATGTCTCAACGTCTTACCAAATCGCGACACTTCTCACCTCCCTTCACCAAACTCACTCGAAGGCCTCCTTATTCAGCTTATATGCAACCCAAGCATCCAGAAGAGCTGCGACATTGTCGATCTTCTCCTCCTGTCGCCGCTTCAAGAGCTTTCGGTTCCCATTGGTATCCTCGAGAGTGATCGCATTGCCCATCGCAAACGACATCAACGCTTGATCAAAGATCAGAAGTCGCTCCTCGCTCATGATCTTGATCTCACCCAGAGGAACCGACTCAGTCTTCGATCCCTGCATCACCTTCTCGATACCGAAAGGACCATTCTCCGCTTCCCAGCGAGCAATGAATTCCTTCGCATTGTAGGGGTCGTAACCAAGAGACCGAACATCGTATTCGGAAGTCATGATAAATCGATCAAGATCCTCGTAGACTTCCATCATGTCGAGAATGTTTCCCGGCATCACATGGAGACTGCCCTCGTTGATAAACTCTTCGTACTTCTGCCGCATGGCGGCGGGAAGTTTCATCAACGTGAGCTCAGTGATGTAGCTCCGAGTCTTCACTCCATACTTCTCACGACCTAGTGGAAATAAGAATGTGAACGCACAGAAGTCATCACCTTGCGACAAATCGGCTCCGAGAGAACAGGGCATCTGCCAGAATTCTCGATGACGATGTGGAAGCGTCTCTTCATATGTAAAGAAATATGTATAACCCTCCATTGGAATGCCAAACCGCTTGGCGAGGATATCATTGCGAGAAGCAGGAGCTTTCTCGGCTCGCTCCACGTCAAGGTGATACGTTTCGTAGGAAACGGTCGCTCCCAAATTCGGATTCGCCTTAACCCACATCGCCGGGTCGGAGACTTCCTCGATTTCATCCAGCTTGTAATGCCAGATCGAAACGTGTGGTGCAAAGTACTCACCCTTGAGTATGTCTGCAAGCTCCATTTTGATGGTGTCACCGGAACCTGCTCTGACAGTTCCTTCCGAACTAATAGCTACAATTAAATAGTCCTCCAGCTTGGACGCTCCCTGTTCTACAGCGCCAACCACATCCTCTCTGAGATCGCCGGACAGCCATTCGTCGATCGTGGAGATCTTGGGTCGCAGTCCCTGCAACTTATTGATGGCCATCGGTCGAATCTCGAGCAACGAACCGGTGAGAAAATTCTCGATCCCCTTCTTCGTTGCCGCCAACTTGACTCGGTTGGCTCTGGATCCCGTTGTGTTCTGAAGAGATCCCTCTGTCAGGAACTTGAACAGCGGTCCACGAGCACGTGTAATCGATGTACGGATCGGAGAGACGACTTCATCAGCCTGTTTCATCGTCGGAGCAGTCGTTACCTGATGGGTAGTCGACGTGTCGACGTTGAGAAAGTAGCTCTGAATGACCGATGCGTACATCGATTTGGCGGCTCCACGTGCGACTATCAGGTACTGTTTGAGCGTCAGGCGTTTCTTGATCAGCCTTTTCTCGTAATGACCGCCATGGTTGTCCTTGGTAGGAACGTAGACGCTACGTTCGACGAAGTAGTACCAGCCAAAGATCTGTTCGGCCCAGAGCTTGAACGAATCGAGTAGATGAAGATCCGATCCATCCGTTAATGTCAACTCGCCTTCGCAGTAACGAATGAATCCCTCGACGGCCTCGTCATCGTAATAGATATTGAGATTATTGATCAGCGAATCGATCCGATTCATCTCCAAAGAGATTTCCCGATTGACAGGAATCTCTCCTCGGATGACCATTTCGCGAAATTGGCCGTAATAAATCGGGATGGCAGTATTAGAGAGGCTCAATCCAACCCCCTCTTTATGCGGCAGCCAATAGACCCAGTTGAATCATGCGTTTCCTGACTTGCTGAGATGCGACTTCATTTGCAGCATTTTGAGCTGTCTGTTTGCCTGTCTGTCCCAGAAGCTTCGCAACGAACTTCTGAGCAGGATTCTTCTGCGTGTACTGAAGTCGCTGTACGTTCTGTTCGAGCTGAATTCGCTTCGCATACTCATTCAACTGGTCATTCGTAAGTGCTTTGAGCCCACTTTTCTGTCCGATCTGTCCGATCTGTCGTACACGAACAGCTTCTGTGGTTGCGGGATGTCCTCTACCACCGGCAGACCTGAGACGCTTTCCGGTCACCCTCGAATCTCGAACAATGACTTCCTCGGGTCCCACAGTAGCCTTACGACGAACACCCCACTTCATACCTTTGACGCCGAAATGAAGAAGCTCGTTGACAATTTCTTCACCTTGACTCATGGCGTCTTCTACCAATTCGAAATCGACAAGGTATCCATCATCGTCAAAAATAGGACGTGCTCGAATTACGAGGTCAGCGTCTTTCTCTGTAATGGCGTGCTTAGCACTATCGACTTCTTTTACGTATGCAGTCCACATTCCATTCTTTGAGACGTAAAGTTTTGTCTCCCACTTACCAGAAGGACTGGTTTTCATGAATTTTGGCGCTGTCGCCCGGATATGCTTATCGAAAATCTTGCCATGCTCATCGTAATACTGCTTTGCGATGCCACTTTTTCGAAGCTCCGTGTTCGTACTAGCAGCTTTAATCTCTTTCTTAGCCTGACGAGTATTAAACTCCGGTCTTTTGTTAAGCGCCTTGACATCCGGCTTCATTGCCTTGAAAGTGGCTTTTCCGATTTGTCTATTGATTTTGCTGGTAAGAAATATCGAAGGAAACCGACCTCTGACCTGAGTACTCCTCCAACGTTCGTCGACACGACGTTCGGGTTTTCCACTAATTTCCGATAAAACCCCACGGCTAGACGTTCGTTCTCTTCGAACACCCCACTTCATACCTTTGACACCGAAATGGAGAATATGATCTACAAGTTCAGGAGCATTCATCTCCTCTCCTATTCTACTTCTTACGACTTCCTGATCTTGGCTTGGCAGCTGCCTTTTCCTCTGTCTTCATAGAAGTCGATTCCTCGGACTTCTCTTGAGACTCCTCTTGAGACTCCTCTTTCGGTTCAGGCTCTGTGGGGTTGTCTGGATCCTCAATAACCCCCATCCGAATCTGCCGTCGCTGATTGTCCGCTGCGATCTGTGCTTCCTGTGCCCTTCTTTCGGCTTCGCCACGGCTTTCAGCGTTTTCGTGCTTCTCTTCCTTCTTCTCTTCCTTCTCTTCCTTCTTATCCTGCTTCGAAACTTCTTGTTCTTCTTGCACTTCTGGTGCCATTATCCTCCCATCGTCTGAGTGTTCTCAGATTTGGGTCGAAATATGCATCGTCTTCGGTAAGCAAAGGAGGATCTGGATCAACCCAACCCGTTTCCTCTCGATGCACATTCAAACGCCACTCGAGCTCCTTGATCTGCCGCTCGGTCGCATCAATTAGATATGATGTTGTGGGTGGATCAAAGAGTTGTCGAACACGGAGAAAAACGTACGATTTAACCGAATTATACTGCAAATCGTCTTGAATGAAATCAGTCCAGACTGCACTCTCATCTTCGATCATAAAACCTTCAGCCGGACCAATTCCCAGCTGGGTGAGAGTAAAGAACGCAGTATTGATATGAGTGATGATATCGAGATCAAATACAGTATAATCTTGAGCAATCCCCAAAATTTTCTTTGTGCTAGTAAGAATACTCTGTTCCATTTTACTTCACCCCGTTCTTAAACTTAGGGTCCTCTTCGTCCGCGAAAATGGCTGTAGCCGTAACCGCTGTCCCACGGCACGAAAAACAGTACAAGACCCAAAATTACTAAAATAACGCCTAAGAGCGAATTAATGAAGAGCCAGACGATGATTCCAATGAGAATCAGAGCCAATCCCATGGCTCACTCTCCATCTGCCTCGTCGCCGTTGTTGGCATCGTCGTCTCCCTCGGGCCTCTGCTCGGGAGGAGCCGTATCGGGGGCCGGAACACCCTCAGGGGACGGCTGGCCAGGATCCTGCTCTGGCGAAGGGGGCTGAGGCTGATCGGGCTGATCGGGATTGTTCGGTTCCACGTTTTCTCCTTTTCATTCGAAGCCGAGCTTTTTCAAACGCTCGACCATTGTTTGGATTCTCTTACGATGGCGCCAATCGCTTAAAGATCGCTTCCAAAACGGTTTCTGCAACGTCCTCTTCAACTGCTGTACAAGCAAATCGTCCGAACGCGGCTCCGATGACCAATCGGGAGCATTCGGCTCTGTCTCTAGATTCGGCTTATGTGTCATGGTGCATCCCGGAGAAGGGCAATACCGCGGATCTCACTTGGATAACGAGTTCGGCGATAAGCACCTCCACCATTCGATTGACTCCCAGAAGTACCAGCACTGGTATTTCCACCCCAAGTAGGAATGCTTCCATCGGAATTCATCTTTCCACGAGCCATCTCCACGTGAACCCCATATCCACCGACAATCACCAGATCACACATCTTGACGGAGGAACGATTCGTTGACCAACCGCGAAACGGATATTGACCATTCTTAGCCATCCCCTCGATGGAGGCAACGCTGGCTAGATTGCTGTTCACCTTAAACCCACCCGCGGTCAGCGCATATTGACACCAGGACCCGCACCAAGCTGTACGATCGAGCCAATGCCCACTGGCAGTCACGTCCTGACATTTGTGAATACCGTTCGAGCGACTGTCGAAGTTGGAACCAGACGGATTCTCGGTAAACCCGACTCGAGCTTCCATATGCGCCTTGATCTTGTCCTTGAACGAGCCAGAAGCTGGCGCATCGTCCTCCGGCTCTTTATGAAAACGCTGATACGCCTCCTCGAGCAATCCAGCGGCGCGCTTGTTGATCGCAAGCGGTAACTTTCCCGCATTCGGTAATCCTTCGGGAATGCGCTGATAGATCAAAATATCGAAAGTACGATGACCAATCACGCCATTCGCTCCGGCAACCTCGGCTTGTCGTTGGATACCCTGAATTCCCGAGTCACCAACATTCGACCCCTTGCCATGAGCGAAATTGTTCGAATATGAGCGATCGAAATTTGTTGGACTCTGCGGTTTCCCATCTACAGTGAACCAACGGCCGAAATACCAGGCAATGATCTTGTAGACTTCGACATCAGGCCCATCTTCAACCGGCCCATCTGGATGATCTGGAGGATACAGTGGACGTGGAAAATTGAAGAACGGAGCTTCGCCGATGTCATAGACGGGCTCGAGCTCGTAGTACTTTGCCATTTAACCTCCCTCCCTTATGCACCCATAAATGGTGACCTGACCACCAGGATGATTGATGACGACTTCTCCCGTCTCGAACAAGTTCGGACAAGTAGTTGCTCCTGGATCTCCCTTTTCGCCTTTAGGACCAGGTGGTCCGGGCGGTCCCTGCTCACCATTACGAAGAGTAATAACTACTCTTTTCGGAGGATTATCTTGTCCAATCGCAGAGGCGATGAAGAATCCGGACGCAGCGGCGAGGATCGTAGATATAATCATGATGCTAACTGCTTTTTTCACTATGCTTCAATCCTTCCCTGAAAGCCTCCATTCGTTTTTCGCATTGGTCCATTTCGTGCTTGATTATCGCCTTGACGGCCCAAACCGAGCCAGCTACGCTAGACAACGCCGATACAACAGCCAGAATATACTCACTTGGAGGCATCTTCCGAAAGCGGTGGCGGCATATTACCGGCCATGCCTTGTACAGCCGGATGCATGACATTGACTGAGCAAATATCCTTCTCCTCGTCGCCGCCAACAACGCTCAGAATGCTGTTTGCAAGCGTGTTCGCATCCTCTTCTAGCTCTTCGCCCTCGGCGAGGGTAATCGAAACGTGAATCTGCATGGCCCTCCTATCCGACCCTTATCGGAGTCACTTCCAACCAGCGACCCCCGAAGCTCGCCTGCAAACCGCCTTGCGTGGAATACTTTGCCCGTAAAAGTGTTCCCACAGGCGTAATTGTTTTGCGAAGTTTTATTACACCATCTCCTCCGGCGAACTGAGCCGCGAAAATATGGCTACACGCTTCTGTGCCAAGTGCGGGAATACTCATATATGCTTCAAACACACCGGATACGGACGACTGCATCCGTGCGCCCCATTCCACATCGTAATCACCGGCAAGCGGCGGCGTTACATCCGGACCAAGCGTAGTAAGATCACCGTTTGTTGCACTTGCACGACTCTCACTTGCAGCGACGTAGCCATACAGCGATGGCCCGCCGACAA